AAGTTACAAAAGAAAGTAAGAGAGTTAGTAACGAAATCGCACAAAGATTCTTTTATGGCAGAGTTTAAAGGAGCTGCACTTGGAGTAGATTATAAACTAATGTATCCAGAAGAAAACGCAAATGATTTTCATGTAAGAATGCGACGTGATCTATTAGATCGTATGATTAGGTCTGCACTAAAACGAGAAGCTAAAGTAGCACAACATTCTTTATTCTAAATAGGAAATCTAAAATGACAAACCAAACTCAAACACAACCAATCTATTCAGTAACAATCTCAACAACACATCAAGATCCTATTCTAGTTTCAGATGTAATCAAATATAATTTCGCAAATGGTGTAGCATTTCTACAAGATACAGATGGTGATATCTTTATCTATCCAATGCACACCATTAAAGATATTTGGATGAGCGAACAAATTGTTGAGTTACAAAATGCAGAGGGGGTTGACACCGATTCGAGCCTCTGATAATATAGCACCTCACTGTTAAGAAAGAGACAGTTCAAAACTCTTTCGTTTCAAAACCAAATGTAATTACAACTGGAGTTTTAAAATGACTGAACAAAACACAATCAATGCTTCTTACAACAAGTTCGTAGATGAAAAAGAAGTTAAGTTTTCTTTCCGTACTGTAAAAGATGAAGCAACTGGTCTGGAATCGAAGCGTGCAACTATCGAACAGAAACTTCCTGTTCCTTCTATCGAAGGTATCATTGCAATTCTGGAAGCTGGCGGTAAGCAACTTGAATTGCTGCAAGATACAGTAGCAGAAGTTATTTACGGTCGTGCCCGTGAAATTCTGGCAGATGATGAGAAGCTGACTGAAGTTCCTGTTGATCAACTTACTTGGGAAGTTATCGCTAACTTGCCTAAAGCAGAACGTAAGGGTCGCGGTATTCCTAAAGAAACTTGGGAAGATTTCTCGAAGGATTACGTTGCTGTTATGCCATCGGTTACTGGTAAAACTGCTGAACAAGTTGGTAACGCAGCTAAGATTCTGCTTAACAAGTTTGCACAAGTTAAGACTAACAAGCCTGTTGTTAATCTGCTTAAGGGTCAACTGGCACTGTATCTTAACTCGTCGCCAAATGCTGAATCGTTTAGCGAGTGTGTAGAGTTCTTGGTAAACAAGGCTGATACTCTGCTTGCTGCTGATGAAGCTGCTCTGTTGGAAGCTCTGTAATTCTTACACTAAGTTGTAAGTAGCCATATCGAAAACCTTTACTAGAATATCAGTAAGGGTTTTCTTTTATGTTTACTAACCAATACAAAAGTAAAAACAAATGGCATACAATATCCCATCCAGATACCAACCTATCTGGGAATTACTAAAACAAAAACACGCAGCTACAATAGTAGCACCACCACATCTACACAAACGTATTATTAAAGCAGTAATCAGAAGAAAAGATATTGACCTTACCTACAAATTTGTATGTGCAGAATCACACAAGAAAGCGAAACTGACATATACAATAGAAGGTAACTCAGTACATTTCACACTAAAGTTTTACCCATACATCAACTCGCTAGGAGCATACTAATGTCGGAGCATTTACAGTTTGAAGTAGCAGAAGCAATTCAGGATTTGTCAGATAAATTACTATCACAACATCCAGAAATGCCACACCTATTAAGAAAAATACATCAAACATTAAAAGCTAATCCAGAAGTAGTTACATTACTAAGTGAAGAACAGATTGGGGTGATTGTAAATGGTTTGTCAAAACAGACACAAACTACTATTGCAACGTCTCTCGCTACCGGAAAGAAAGGAAAGTCTATTAAATCCCTCGGAATCGCTGATCTGTAATGCCTTAGTTCTTTTCTTAAAACTTTCTATACAAAATAAAAAATGTTTTAATGGCGCTACATTTAGAAAACTAACTGATTGGTTAGATGTTAGTTCAGGTGTGCAACCCGCGCAAAGAACTATTAACAATGAACTGATACTATTTCTACTAGATTGTGGAATATCATTTCAAGAAGTAAGACTAATCTCATATATCATGGAGCAATACACATATGGACAACAGACTAAAGCGTTTGAGTTACTCAAGTCTTCTCACGCTACACGAATGCCCACGTAAGTTTCAACTAGATAAGCTGCAAGCAGAATTCGAATTAGAAGATCAAGATTCTTCTGTAACATTTGCTTTCGGACATTGTGTTGGACTTGGCATACAACTTGTATTAGAAAATCGCAATGAGTCAGAAATAATTTGGGAGCTATATAAACTATGGGCACCAGACTTATTCGCAGAGAATACTAAACAAGTCAAATCATTCTATCATGCAGTATTTGCAGTACAAAAATTTATCTCATTGAGAGAAGCAGGTTACCTAGCAGATTACGAATTAGTTTCATACAATGGTAAACCAGCTTGTGAATTGAGCTTCTGTATCACACTACCAGATGGTTTTAAATACCGTGGTTTTGTTGATGTAGTATTACGACACAAACTAACTGGTGAAGTAATTGTATTAGAATTAAAAACAACATCTGCAACTAATCTGAATCCTACAACATATAAGAATTCAGCACAAGCAATTGGTTACTCTGTTGTACTAGATGTTTTGTTTCCAGAACTATCGTCTTACAAAGTATTATATCTTGTATACACTACAAAGAATTACGAATACAATCCTCTTGAGTTTGAGAAATCATATCTGCAACGAGCACTTTGGATTCGCGAACTACTTCTAGATATCGAAGTAATTAAACTATACGAAGATGCAGAAGTGTATCCAATGCGAGGTGAAAGCTGTTTAAGTTTCTATCGCGATTGTAAATACTTAAATCTTTGTACACTAAGTACAGATAAGATTACAGATCCACCACCGGATGAAATTAAGGTGGAAGAATTCACAATCAATCTAACATTGCAAGATCTAATCGAAGCACAACTACGAAAGACAGGAGACACAGAATGACACATACAACTACATTAGAATTTCCAAAAGATGGAATGAAACTTCTAGCAATTTGTGGTAAACATAACGGTAGAAATATCTGGCGACGAGTTGGACGAGTTACTCTATCTCCTAAAGGTAAGCTATGTGTTATCGTAGATAAATGTTTTAATCCTGCTGGAACTTTCAATGAAGATGATCCAGGCAGTGCAACTGTTATTCTTCATGCAATGGAATATTCAGATCAAGATAAGAAATATCGAGAAGAGAAAGGTGAGGTAGTATCTAATGGCTAAACTAATTGATAAAAAAGTTTCTAAGACACATCGCGTATTAGTATATGGTGAACCTAAATCAGGTAAGACAGAACTAGCAGCGCGCCTATCTGAGAAATATAAAATCCTATTCATTGATCTCGAGAATGGTTACGAAACTCTACTTAAAATGCCAGTATCATGGCAACAGAATGTAGAAATTGTTTCTATTCCAGATACAAAAGTATTTCCAATTGCAATTGAAACCGTATTAAAAATTGTAACAGGTCAACCAGTAGAAGTATGTGATGAGCACGGTAAAGTAGGTTGTGCAATCTGTAAGAAAGATTCTCTACCAACTACTCGTGTTTGTCTTAATGAACTAACAGATGATTGGATTGTAATTGTAGATTCGTTAACCCAACTTAGTAACTCTGCAATGAATCATCTAACTAAAGGACAAGTTGATACATACAAACCTGAGTGGACAGATTACAGAAACCAAGGTCAGTTGTTAGATAAATTTCTCTCTCAAGTACAACAAGCTAAGTATAACATTGTTTGCGTAACCCATGTGGTAGAAACGGAATTGGAAGATGGAAGAAAGAAACTTGTACCTGTTTGTGGTACTACTGCTTTCTCTCGCAATACTGCCAAATATTTTGATCATGTGGTTTATTGTGAAGTTAAGAATAAGAAGCATAACTTCGCATCTAGTACCACTTATGCTAACAATGTTCTTACAGGTAGTCGTACTGATATCTCTCTTGAATCTGTGGACAATCCAAGCCTACTTGCAATCTTTTCCGAAAACAATGTGGCTAATAAAGCAGTATCTCCTGGAGAGAAATCTCTTAACACTTTAAAAACTATGGTAGGAGCTAAATAAAATGAGCTTCAAATTAATCGGTTTACATGGTAAAGCAGGTTGCGGTAAAACAACTGTTGGAGATTATCTTGCAGATTCGCAAGGCGCAATTCAACTAAGCTTTGCACTACCTCTTAAACTTGCAGCCTGCGAACTATTTGCAATTCCTTTTGACTACTTTGAGAATCAAGACCTAAAGAATAATAAAGGACTTGAGTGGCCAGAGTATACTCCTCGCGAGATTCTACAGAAACTTGGCACAGAAGGTATGCGTAACCTATTTGGAGAAGACTTCTGGATTAGACGAATGAAATTAGAGATAGATTCTAATGTTTATGATGGCGATCTAGTAGTAATAACAGATTGTCGGTTTCAAAACGAAGTTGATTTTATAAAAGATAACGGTGGTATTGTTATCCACTTGACACGAGCCGGAGCAGATGGTAATATAGGTAT